TAGAGAAGGTGGTAGAGGAACTGAAATTACAACTCTTCCTGGTGGACAAAACTTAGGAGAACTTGCTGATATTGAGTATTTCCAAAAGAAACTTTATAGAGCACTTGGAGTTCCCGAATCAAGAATTGCTGCCGATGGTGGATTTAATCTTGGTCGTTCTTCTGAAATCTTGAGAGATGAACTTAAGTTTGCCAAGTTTGTTGGTCGTCTGAGAAAGAGATTTGCTCAGATGTTCAATGATATGTTGAAGACACAACTCATTCTTAAGAACATTGTTTCAGTAGAAGACTGGGATAGAATTAGTGATCATATTCAATATGATTTCTTATACGATAATCAGTTTGCAGAACTGAAAGAAACAGAAATGTTGAATGAGAGACTTGGTGTTCTTGCAACTATTGAACCATATATTGGCAAATATTATTCTCAGAAGTGGGTTCGCACTAAAGTTCTTCGTCAGACTGATGGAGAAATGATTGAAATGGATGAACAGATTGAACAGGAAATCAAAGATGGTATTATTCCCGATCCGAGTGCTATTGATCCAATAACTGGAGAACCATTACCACAAGAGGGTGAGCAGGGAATGATGGGTGATGTTCCTATGGAACCTGAAATTGATGGTGGAATGACTGAAGTAGACGGTAAAGCTGCCGAGATATAAATATAAAATATACATATATTAAATTTTCATGGAAGAAATTGTAAATTTAGTTGGATCCGATTCGTCGGCATCTGATATTAGTGACAGAATTAAAGACGTTTTGTATGCAAAAGCAGCAGAACGTATTAATACTATTCGTCCAACAGTTGGCGCATCCATGTTTGATGACCAGCAAGATAATTCCGAAGGGGAGGAATAATGCCAGTAAGAACTCTTTTAATTGGTACAGAAACATCACTTGGTAGCGGTGCCGGTAGTGGAACTAGCTTTGACAACGCTACTGTTGTTAGAGTTTTTAATGATAGTGGTGCAGACAGAATAATTAGTATTGCTAAGAGCACCACATCTGGATATGCAAATACGGCAACCTGCACCATGCACGCTAATCATGTTGAATTTTTTGAAAAAGGTGCCCAAGATCATATTTTCGCAAATGATGCCAATGTACTTGGTACAAAAGTAGGATTTACAGGTTAATACAAATGAAACTCATCACAGAAGAAATTTCAAACGTAAAGATTATTACCGAAGGTAAAGGTTCTAACAAGAAACTTTATATTGAAGGAGTTTTCCTACAAGGTAATCTCAAAAATCGTAATGGAAGAATGTATCCTATGGAGACTCTTTCTCGTGAAGTAAGTAGATATAATGAAGCATTCGTCCAAAAGGGACGTGCTCTTGGAGAACTTGGTCATCCCGATGGTCCTACCGTAAATCTTGACCGTGTTTCTCATAAGATTACTTCACTCACTCAAGAGGGTAGTAATTTCAGAGGTAAGGCACAAATCCTTAATACTCCTATGGGTAAAATTGCATCTTCACTTTTAGATGAAGGTGTGATGCTTGGAGTTTCTTCTCGTGGTGTTGGTTCATTAAAAGAAGACCGTGGTGGTATAAAAGTTGTTGGTGAAGATTTCATGTTAGCAACTGCTGCTGATATCGTTGCCGATCCTTCTGCACCTGATGCATTTGTATCAGGAATTATGGAAGGAAAAGAGTGGATTTGGGAAGGAGGAATTCTTCGTGAGCAACTCGCAGAAAGAACTCAGAAGAGAATTAATACTCTTGTTGACCAAAAAGTTCTCGAAGAACATAAGTTAAGCTTGTTCAACGAATTCTTATCAAATCTTTAAATTATAAATAAATATATTAGTATAAAAATCTAATACAATCAAATGTCCGTTGGTAGCAATTTACAAGAAATGGAAAACGTAGTAACTAAAGGAGCTGCTGCATCTGAGGTAATGCCAAAATCCGGAAGCAATGCTTCTGGTGTTTCGACCCCTGGTCAAACTGGTAGTTACGAAGATCTCGGTGGCCCTACTCCAGAAAACTATAAAGTAGACGACAACTCTGCTAAACTCGCAGAACCCAAAATCGCAACTGTCAAAGACATTGTGAACAGGGGTGCCAAACCTGCCGAACCCATGCCTAAGGGTATGAAGGAAGAGGAGCAAGTTGAAGGTGAAGTAGTCGAAGAAGAAGAGACCACCGCATCTGCCGAAGATGTAGTCTCCGAAGAAGAAACTTCTGAAGAAGAAGTTGTATCCGAAGAAGAGCAAGCACCAGAAGCAGAATATAACATCGAAGAAGATGTTGAAGCACTGCTTGCCGGTGAAGAACTTTCCGAAGACTTCCAAGAGAAAGCACGTACCATTTTTGAAACTGCTATCAAAACAAAAGTTGCCGAAGTTCAAGAAGAACTGAAAGCACAATACGAAACAACTCTCGAAGAAGAAGTTTCCGTTATTAAGGAAGAACTGACTGATAGAGTTGACGCATACCTTGAGTATGTTGCCGAAGAGTGGATTAAAGATAATCAACTCGCAATTGAGCAAGGTCTCAAGGCAGAAATGACCGAATCATTCCTGACTGGAATGAGAAGTCTTTTTGAAGATCATTATGTAACAATCCCTGAAGAGAAATATGATGTAACTACCGCAATGGTAGAGAAATTAGATGAAATGGAAGATAAACTCAACGAGCAAATTAAATCTAACGTTGCTCTTAATCAAAGATTAGCTGAGTCGGTTGCTGAAGCAATCTTCTCCGAGGTCTGCGAAGGTCTAGCACTTTCACAGAAGGATAAACTCGCTTCTCTTGCCGAAAATGTTGAGTTTGATAGTGAAGACAACTATCGTGAGAAACTAGCAACCCTGAGAAATTCATATTTCCCAGAAAATGCTGGTGCTCAAAGAGACACTTCAGAGAATATCTCCGAGAGTTCAGAGTCCATTGCACAACCAGTTACTGGTTTAATGGAATCATATCTCGATACTCTGACTAGAGTTTCTAAAAAGTGATTTTTTAATTATAAATCAAACTAAAATTTTTAACAAGGTAAATTCAAATGCAAGGTTTCAATGCTGAACACCTTCAGGAGAAGTGGGCACCTATCCTCAACCATGAGGGTCTCGGAGGCATCAATGATGCTCATAAGAGAATGGTTACCGCAGTTCTTCTGGAGAACCAAGAAAAGATGCTTAATGAGGAGCGTGAGTTCCTTTCAGAAGCACCTACAAACTCAACCGGATCCGGAGTTGCTAACTTCGATCCCGTTCTGATCTCATTGATCAGACGTGCAATGCCTAACTTGGTCGCATATGACCTTGCAGGTGTTCAACCGATGAACGGTCCTACTGGACTGATCTTCGCAATGCGTTCACGCTTCACGAGTCAGACTGGTGCAGAAGCACTCTTCGACGAAGCAAACACCGGATTCTCTAACAGTGGAATCGGAAGTGCTACTCCATATGTTGCTGGTCAGGAAACAAACGTTGGTTTAGGAGTCACTGGAAATCAGGGTGGTTCTAATCCTGGTCTTCTTGATCCTACTACCCAAACCAATACCGGTTATACCGTTGGTCAGGGTATGGATACAGCATTCTCTGAAGAACTCGGAGATGGTCAGACATTCAACGAGATGGCATTCTCGATTGAGAAAGTCACCGTTACTGCTAAGTCCCGTGCTCTGAAAGCAGAGTATTCTCTGGAACTGGCACAAGACCTCAAGGCTATTCATGGTTTGAATGCCGAGGCAGAACTTGC